GTTAACGGCTCTATACATATAAGATAATAATATGTTAAATAACAAAACAATAAACTTAATGTTAGAGGACAATACTACTTTTGGTATTCTTATAACATTATTTAACACAGAAGAAGAATTTACGGAACACCCAGTAACTGGTGAGCCGTTAAAAGTTACCGATATTGACACTCCTCTAGACCTTGACTACTTCACTTTTTCAGGAAAGATATCCAAAAGTCTAGAAGAAGGGTCTCCTTCGTTAGCTAATTTTAACTTTGAAGTAATAAACGCAGCTACTGGAGCTTTAAGTATATACTTATCGGAAGCCGAGGTAAAAAGTTTAGTACCCTTAGCGGATGCTAAAAGAGATATATATAATCCTAGACTTAGGTTCCTAGGATACTACGATATAAATATGACTAGCACAGAAACTAATAATATAGATAGGCTGTTGCAGGGTAAAGTATTTATTAGCGATGGAGTTACTGAATAAATGAGTATAAAAATAGTTATTAGTGATTCACTGGGCTCCGTTATAGGGGCAGCTGGATTACCTAGCATAGGATATATTGAGGGGTTCGCTTCTGCTAGTAAATACCAAGGAGCTTACGCAGCTCACCCTACTGTAAGATTGAATGGTAGACCTCTACAGGACGGGGATTACTACTTTAACACAACCGAAGAGTTTATCTATTACTATAACCTAGCAGAAGGTACTTGGGCTAGTGTAGATACCGCCACAGTATTACTAGCTAGGGATGAGGCGGTAGCTAGTGCTGCCGCAGCTTTGGCAAGCGAGCAGGCTACCGCTACTTCCGAGACTAATGCTGCAACTTCTGAAGCTAATGCTTTAGCAAGCCAACAAGCTACTGCAACTTCTGAAGCTAATGCTTTAGCAAGCCAACAAGCTTCTGCAACTTCTGAAGCTAATGCTTTAGCGAGTGAGCAAGCTGCTGCAACTTCTGAAGCTAATGCTTTAGCTAGTCAGCAGGCAGCTTTAGCGAGTGAACAAGCTTCTGCAACTTCTGAAGCTAATGCTTTAGCAAGCCAACAAGCTTCTGCAACTTCCGAAGCTAATGCTTTAGCAAGTGAACAAGCTTCCTTGGCAAATGCACAAGTATCTGCCACTTCGGCATCCGCGGCTCTAGTAAGTGAACAGGCAGCTTTAGCGAGTGAACAAGCTTCTGCAACTTCTGAAGCTAATGCTTTAGCAAGCCAACAAGCTTCTGCAACTTCCGAAGCTAATGCTTTAGCAAGTGAACAAGCTTCCGCTACTTCTGAAGCTAATGCCTTAGCAAGTGAACAAGCTGCTGCAACTTCTGAAGCTAATGCTTTAGCAAGTGAACAAGCTTCTGCAACTTCTGAATCTAACGCGGAACTATGGGCTGTGGGTCCTTTAGGCTCGGGTACAGAATTACCTGATGCAGCTAATAACGCGTATTACTGGTCTACAGTAGCTCAATATAACGCTAACCAAACGTTTAAATCTGGAGGTTACTTCACCCCTAGTGCGGGTCAAGAATACCCAGATATAACCGGAGTATCTGTAGACACTATCTGGTTAGTTAAGTTCCCTGCTGCAGGACAATCCTATACTTTCACAGCAGGTGACCTAGTAGGTGAGACAGTAGAAAATGGGTATATGATAGTTTACGATACTCCTGCTAACACTTTCGATTTTATACCTACTACTATGACGGGAGTATCTTCTGTAAATGGAGTTATACCAGATGCCACAAATGCTGTGGTAATATTCGCGGATAACCTAGCTGATGTGTACTCTATCACTCAGGTAGACGCTATAGCTGCCGCACTAGATGCTAGACTATTACTAGAAGAAGCAGCAACTATAGACCATGAAAACCGCATAGGCACTGTAGAAACTCAACAGTCTACTAATACTACAGATATCGGTAATTTACAGAGTTCAAAAGCAGACTTAGCCATTACCGTAACTAAGGATAGTGATACGGGTACTGCAAGATTACCTACAGGCACTGAAGCACAGCGTACAGATACTACAGGGGTGACTTGGGTATTAATGCGTGGACGTTCAGACACAGGTGAAGTGGAAGCGTATAACCCTGTTACAAATGAGTGGGGTGCAGTAGGCGGTGGTGGTATACCTCTATATGGTCAAGTAGTTGCTGACTTTACAGGTGTTAAAAAGAAAGCCTTTGAAGTTAACATGCTTGATAATGTCAATAAGACTGTAACATTCGATGCTAACTTTGTTGATGGTGATTGGATTTCATTAAGCTTCATGGAATGGGGCAACGTAGCTGGTTTGTATGCACTACTAGATTTCACTGATGTACCAATGCTGATTCGTGGTGTTGAATACACTACTTATCGTGTTACAGAACCCTGTGTACTACAATTACAGCGTATTGCTGGTTACTGGAAATGCGTAGGTATTAGTAATGGTTCTGGTAGTTATTATGCGCTTGAGCAAAGGGTTGATGATTTAGAATCTTTAACTTCCGCACTCCCAGTAAACTATTCGGCAACAATATCCTTAGAAGGGTTTAATGGGGCAAATGCAGACAGCGCCATGTTTATAACACGTAGTGGAAATGTTGTTACTGTAGACGTAATTCTAGGAGGAATGGCAGCCGTCAGTGTACCTGATCTTACTCTATTAGGTAATGTCCCTTTAGGGTATAGACCTTCTGGGTACTCAGAGGCTAATGATGTGGTAAGAGGTGTAAGTACCTACGCCAGAACACTACATTTTAGCGATGGTCAAGTACAATGTTACGGATTCGAGGGACTGAGTAACTATGTAAGAACCTCCGCGGTTTATATAACAAATGACCCATACCCTACGGTTTAAGGAGCAGTAACAATGGAAGCAAATTTAAAAACACTGCTGGCTAATGTAAGACCAGAGGAAGTGACGGTAGAAGAAGTAACACTTTACGAAGGCGCTGTAGTAGAGAATAGTGCTGCAAGTCTCAGTGATGATGCAACTAACTACGAATACTTAGAGGTATATGTAAGGTATCAGACATCTGGTGCCGTTTTTGAAAAACCAGTAACAGTTACGCAAGAAGCATACTTATCCAGCCTACAAACAAGCCAACTAGATTTACACATGTTTACAGATGGAGCAAATACAGCAATAGTACGTATTGACGGAACTATTAGCAACTCCACAACAATGGCAATAGCAGTAGGGCTTGCGGGTAGTATTAGTTCAGGTGGGGTGTATAAAGTAGTAGGTTTCAAACGCCGTTACAGCAAAACATCACTAGCAGAAATTACCGAAGCAGCGTCAAAACCTAACCTGTTTATTAATACTTGGCACGCGGGTGCTAAGGTTCGAAATCAACGTAATTTTGATGGTAACTGGTCAGCACTTGCTGTTGGTAATTACGGTTTAGATATGTGGCTTAAAACCAGTGCTACACACAAAGGTTTTATTGTAGAGGCTGGTAGTTATAAACCTAGCACTAAGCATACTGTAGTGGCTGATGATGGGGCTATTCTAGGTACTGTTATTAGCCCTGCTGATGGCGGTCACTGGTTACATGCATTTCCATTTGCTAGTGATAAGTTCTCTATTCGAGAGGGTGATATTCCTTTAGGTTGGAGTCCTGATACTGATAGCCGATTAAATGAGCTTAATAAAGACTTTCTCCGTTTCTATATAGGTATGCGCGAATATATGGAGGTCGCAGATGTATACGGGCATTATAGAGTTATGTTCACCAACAAAGATTTTGCTAGACCGCCAACAATAACTAAGATTTCAGCAGGAACTGGAAGTGTAGGAGCTTCACTAGATTTATATCTTGTTTCTGGGCAGTCCTCTGCATGGGTTATACAATCGAAGTTAACTAACGTGTCTGGTGCGGCAGGTACTGTCAACATAGACAATGCACTATTTGAGTTAGATGCAACAATAGCCTTATCAGAAGTTACCGATGACGCAGAACATCGTGTAGTGTGGGGCTAGTAAGTAATACTGCGCTAAAAGAAAACCCCTTGGACCTAGGTCCAAGGGGTTTTTGTTTATAACCTACCAGAGTCTCCGAAACCCGAATACCCCCTTTTTGTATCATTTGGTACCACACCCAACTCAAAATCCACCCTACAAGGTAGTATCAATAGTTGAGCGATCCTCTCAAACTCTTGTAACCAGAAGGCTTTCTCAAAGGTACAGATAACTTTTATCTCGCCCCTATAATCGGAGTCGATTACACCGGCAGTATTTGCTAATCTAAGTTTATACTGTGTACCCATACCACTTCTAGGTAATAGTAAGCCAACCCAGCCTTTTGGGATAGCCACTTTAACCCCTAAACCAAATTCATACTCTGTATTTGGAGTGATATAAATATCTTTTGAATTTACTCTCAAGTCTATACCTCCAGCTGTTTCTGAGCCTAAGTAAGGCTCACAACCTTGGGCTATAACTTCAAATATAGGCTTCATGCTCATAGTAGTTCTCCAAATTCTTCTTCCTGTTTTAGAACCTTTATCAATCTCTCAACTTCCTGTAGCGCAGACATATCTGTAGAGGCAATTATTTCTGCACTAAAGGTTTTCAGATCCATAAGCTCTAGGTTTCTCATTAGTATTTCTTCAGAGTCATTTAGGTTTTGAATGAATTTCTGTTTTCCAGGCAAAGGTAATGCATCTACTAAGTCTAATAGGGAGTCGTAATTTCTTATAATACTATAAGCTCTTTTAACTCCAATACCTTCTACTCCACGGATACCATCCGACAAGTCTCCTTGTAGACATTTCATCATTATATACTCAGAGGGGTTATCACATCCATGTTCGTCAAAGAAATTACAGCCCTCTTCACCATTATTGAAGAAGAATTCTTTCCTGGAAGCATAGGAGAACCTATGTACTTTAGGAGAGAGAAGAACATCCCAGTCTTTATCTGTAGAGATAAGCCAGATATTATCATAATGGTTTTCTAGGGCCATTACTAGATAAGTGGCAAAGTCATCTGCCTCAATACCTTTATGTTTAAGTAAATGTATTAAGCTTTTAGTGATTAGGTCTAAGGTTCTATTATATCCTTCAAAGAACTCAGCTGCCTGCTGCTTTTCTTGTTCTGTTTGGTTACTATAGTCTCTATTACCTTTATACTCTGGGTACAGAGTCTTTCTATAATCTGAACCTTTAAAGTCTGACAATACAACTATATCTTGACAACTATATGATTTTGCCAGAGAGTTTACCGTTTTTAGATAGTCAGTTGCGAACTCTGTTTGTCCTTTATGCTTCCATCTAAAAGATAAGTTCATCCCATCAACTATTAGTAAATTATTTCCTAACTTTCGTTTATCTGGTGCTGCTAGTTCCCAACCTTCCATCATTTAGCTAATTCCTCTATTCCAACCTTACTTAAAAATGACTTAAACTCTAATATCTTATACTCTTTTACAGAAGAGGATACCTTAACTATAGCATAAGGGATTAGTCCCTCTAGCAGGGTAGTCAATGGGTCTTCTGTTGGTACAGCTACAAACCAAGGACCTCTATCTTTTTTAAATACTAAAATAGGTTTAGCATTCATTTCTAAAGATTCTCGTTCTGTCTGTACCAGCCATTTTTCAAACTGAGTTTGTGTTTGCGTTGCTTTTAGTATATTAGAAGTAAACTGCTCTTCTGCATAATGCTTTACTTCTATACAGTATTTACTCATTAATCCTGTGGAGTTAGGGAGATAAATATCTCCCTTTAGACCATGCTGAGAACCGAAACCTCCTGAGCCAGGTACTCTTTCCCACTGAACTCCTGTAGCCTCTCTTAGTAAGTCGCGTACAGCATATTCTGCTCGCTGACCTTTATCTCTTGAGTTAGCCATTAAATATCCTTGGTAATACGGGAAAATTCCCCGTCGTTTTTAACATACAACTTACTTGCTAATGGGTGACTATACTCGTGACTAACTAAGAAAGTATTTAATTCTGTCTCTTCTAGTAATAAACTAATTAGTCTATCTCTGCCAGCACCATCAATTACACTAATTACCTCATCTAAGAATAGTACGTTTATCTCTACTGAGTTTAGTGCACTAAGTATCTTTCTGATTGCTAATAGTGTGGCTATCTGTACATTCGCAAACTCCCCTGAGCTAAGAGAATTTATTTCTACTAACTCTGAGTTATCATAGACTACTACATCTAGCTTAACTCCAGATAGTTCAAATCCAAGAGCGAATCTGCCTGCTGTCAGTACTGATAAGTAGTTATTGAGTTCTTCCTCCAAAGCCTTAATAGAGCTTTCTATCTTATAAGCTACTAGTCCTTTAGCACCAAATGCTTTAGTAAGGAGTTTATAATCATTAACTTTACTAGATAGAGTCTGTACCTGTTCTTCAAGTACTCGCAGCTCTCGCTGCCTATCTTCTAGTTGTTCTACGATAACCTGCCTTTTTGCATTATTTACTTCAGCGGACTTATTATGGTCTAACGCTTTTTTAATGCTTACCGAAATCTCTCGAGCTTCCTTAGTTAGGTTATTAATACGTACTTGCAACTCTTCCGCAGATTCCAGAGGTTCATTAGCCTCTGTATAAGTACCCTGAACCTCTGCTAAGTATTCTTGAGCCGCCTGCAATCCTTTAGACACTTCATTTTCTAAATTAGCATAGGTTTTGCACTTAATGGCAAGTTTATTTTGCTCCTCCAAATACTCTAGTTCTGCTAGTAGAGTGTCCCTAGTAGGCTGAAGGGCTAACCATCTTTCCTTAGCTGCTTCCATTGCCGCTAAAGAAGCAGACTTATCTAGTACAGTGCCACATGTTTTACATTGGGTGTTTTCAGTATCTGACTTGAAATTCTGATAAGAAGATTTCTCAGTAGCCATATTAGCTTGCACGGTAGCTAGTTCTTTGCTTTTTTGCTTTAGTTCCTCAGAAACATCTTCTGTAGGTTCAGGTGGTTCTCCAAGGGAGTAGAACTTAGTCTGCGCCACCGTAACTGCTTTTTCTGCATTAGCTACTACCTGCTTAGCCTTAGTAATTCTAGAATTATGGGAGGAAATGTTCTGTTCTTTGGCTCTTAACTCATTGATTTCGCTTTGTATTTCTGGAATTTCTTCCGGTACTTCCACTAAGGGCTCAATATCTGGAATACTAGAGTATTTACTTAACCAGAGTTTGGTATTTTGGAGAGCTCCCTCAACCTCTGAAAGCTGCAAATTGTACTCCCCGGTAACTTGCTTCAATCTATCCTCTATTTCGGAATACTTCTCTAAACCCAGCAGCCCTATTAGGAATTTTTTCCTATTAGTATCTGTAGCTGATAGAAAATCTAGGCTAGATTTCATAGATTGGTATACTAGTTTAGAAAAGGTATTGAAGTCTAATCCTATCTCTTCTTCTAGTATTTTATAGGATAATGTTGCTGTATGCCCACTAATATTGTTACCATTCTTAGTGATCACCATTTTTGTGGTGGACTTAACGGTTTTTTCTACTTTATACAGGTCTGTTCCTATAGAGAAGGTTGCTGACATGAAGTAGTCCGAAGAAGCTCTGTTCTTTATTGAAGCCTTCTTCACACCCCTAGAGTTTTTGTTGTAAAATAACTCTTCTAAGGCACCAGGTATGGAGGATTTTCCACTACCATTAACACCTATAATTTGTGTTACCCTTTCTTGGTCTAGTAATATAGTATTGCCTAACCCATAAGCAAACACATTATTGAAATTAAATTCATGTAATACTAACTGCATCTCTGAACCTTGTAACTAGTCTAACTACAGTATCTTCAGTTAGGTTCTCCACCTCTCCTAAGTATACTGCCAGTTCTTGATCTACGCTTAAATCTTTCAATTGTAGAGTGGCTTCTTTACTTACCTTAGTATTGATTTTCTTATCTAGTAAGTCTGAGGCTTTTACTTTACCTAAGCTAGATAGGTCTCCCTCTAACTCATAAATAACCCTGTTGTAGGGGTCTTCCTCCATATCTTCTACTCTAGACACGGTTTTTCTTATTAGTTGAGGTAAGTATTCTAGGCTGTGCCATGTCCAGTCGCCAGTATCTGTATCTAAGATTATGTAACCATTATCCCCTTCGGCTGGCTTTCTATGAAAAGAGGTAGTTAAAGGGCTACCTGGGTAGATAATAGGGGTTCCAGCAAAGGTTTGTTGCGACATTTTATGACTATGCAAATCCCCTGCAAATACGATGTCGTAATCATCGAACCTGCTGAGGTCTATCTCTGGTTTTTGTTTCATATGCTCTGGAAGAGCTGCACGTACATGAGTAAATAGGATGTTTGATTTTTTAGATTCCCACTTAGGTTTATGTAACTCGTAGAAATCAACAATATCAAATGCGTCGCTTCTATAAGCATCGGTTACTACTGCAACTAAGGGGTTACACCTATTTGTCTCTTCGGCTAAATTATGTAGTATACCATAAGTCTTTGTTTTGGCTTCGTGATTTCCAGAGAATATAATGGTCTTATGTGCTAGTTTTGCTATTAACTCGAAGTAAAGTTCTATCTCCTCAAGACTAGCTTCTGCTTTATCAAAAATGTCCCCTGCTATAACTAATAAATCACAAGGTATCTTATTTAACTGATCTACTAATAAGTGGAACCTATTAGCTTGCCAGTCTTTAGGTACTTTTCGCTGCCCTATCTTTATATGCCAATCGGCTGTAAATAATACTTTCATTATACCTCTACTAACTTAAACCCTAGTAGTTCTTGATTACTATTATATACGGCAGCTATCCTAGTAGTTTTATTAATATTATTATATATGAGACCATTTAGTAGTCCAATTACTCCAGCATTGTATCCTGCTGTACCATGTGCGCATACTATATTGTCACTACTAGCTAGTTTAGTATTCATGGGTTCATAACTAGTTACTAGGTTAGTTATAAATTCTTTATCCAATTTTAATATGTCATTTAGTTGGTTTACTATATCTTCTAACTTTATTTCCATTGTGTATCCTTAGACGAAAAAGAGGAGCCGAAGCTCCCCTTATTTTATTAACCATCTAGTTCAGAAATAGCTTCCTGAGCCGCTTGGTTATCTTTAGGAGAATCTTTCTCCGCAGCACCAGAGCTAGATAGCCAAGCTGCAATTTCAGTGCGCATAGCTTCTGGGTCCATACGTGGGAATAACTCATCAAGAGACTTCATGTTTTCCATGATTTCTTTGTCAGACTCGTGAAGTTTAGCTACTTCTGGAGAGTCTTTAAGTTTCATCGTAGCGATAGCGTTAATTGTATACTTAACTTCGTGCCATTTGTCGCCGGTACGTGTTACTACGAAGTCAATAGAGGTTGGATCGCTGACTTCAAGTTCTTTCATAGTAGAAAGAATGCCGTCGAAGATAGACTTTTTCAAATCCATAGCTTCTAGCTTACCAGTCTCACGGTTGATAACCATACATTTGTATGCACGTTTACAACGTAGTGGACGCATTTTACCTGGGTTTTCTGGATCTTTCTCTTTTAGACCAAATTCTGAAACTGGGTCTACTGCACCTGAGATAAATTTCTCAGTTTTGCGGTCGAAGCGTAAGCATTCAAATGGGCGTGGTTTACCTTCTTGATTGTGAACCCAGTAATCCATGCGAGCTAGCACACCTGATACAATACGGAACTGAGTGTTACCATTTTTCAGTTTCATATGGGTTACTTCTGAGGTTACTGCTGCGCCATTAGCTTCATTCCAATTTAGAGACATGTTTTTTCCTTCTTAAAGATTAAATTTGATTGATTTATTTCGATTAGTGGGTTATTAGTGACGACGGTTGGCTCGATATACTCAGGTATATATGCCATATCTAAGTCTGTATTCCCGTTTATGATATAGTGTTGATAGTTTCTTAGAGAAAGAATACCTAGGTATTCTGCTAGTTGTTGGTAGTTTAGATTATATGGATTTTCAGTAATAACTTGTGGGTTAACTATATAACTTTTCCCTTCAAGAACTTTATATCCGGTATCTTTATTTACTAGTCTGTGAAATAATTTGACTATTAGTTCAGAATTACCTAGAGCCAATAGCCATATCGTTTCGAAGTTAAAGAAGATCATTTCTTAATTTCTGCATATATTATAACAACACTTTAATAAATTAGCAAATGAAATTTTCTAACATTTGCAATTCACCTTGTAGTTTCTATTTGTTAAGTCTTTCTCGATTTCTGGAACTATTATACAATAACTATTAGAGTTTAGCAACTAAGTTTTTGTTTTAATTGCTCTCCGATCCTAGACTTAGTGTATTTTATCATCTCCCAGCCCCGGGAGAAGTAAACACCTTTACGGATAGATAGATGTCGTCTACCTGTATTACCTTCTAGACCTATATCTACTAGTATTGGATGTAGTTTATTCTCGGCTATACGCTGGATTCGTCCAGCGATTTGCTGAACCAAGGATTCATTATTTGTTGGTGTGCCTAGTATAACACAACTTAACTCATCTAAGGATACCCCTTCAGCAAATATAGATTGAGTTGCCCATAGTATAGAAGAGTCTGGTGACTTCGCTATACTGTCCATTATCTCTAGTCTAGATTCTAAGTCTACATTTCCAGTTATCAGGTACGAGTCGACTGAGTTATTTAAATGCCAATCTTCTAATACCTCTATCCTATCATTTACAACCAATACTTTATGACCTAGCAAGGCATAGGCATTAGCTAGTTCTTTAATAGTCCCTCTGTACTCGGGGTATGAGTATAACTCATTTACCCTCAAAGCCCAAGGGGTTTTCTGAGTACCTGGAACTTCACAATCTAGATTGTATAAGTGTACTTCTGGGGGTAAGGTATTCCTCTCTTCAGGGGTGTATACCTTTAGACCGAAAAAATTAGAGAAACAGGCGTGTAATCCATCTTTTCGTTTTAATGTACCTGTAAGCCCGACTTT